TGAAGAGCCTTCTGACTCTGATAGAGTTGTTTGGTCAGAGCAAGGTAGATTACATTTAGCTTATAGAGCTACTTGTGAAGATGCAGTTGGTGGTAACGACGATGCATCTGATAACCGATTTACAGTTACTAAAGATGTTGATGGTAATACAATCGCTGCTGGTGAGCACGGTCTTAGAGTAGGTGACGTTGTATTAGTATCTAACGCTTCTTTAACTTTAAGAGGTTATGTTAGTCAAGTTGGTTCAGATAATAACGTTGAAATATTACCTTATGCTGCTGCTAACTTTGATACTGCTGGTTTCTCTGATTCAGCTGGGGCTGATGCTT